TGCGCCTGTTCCGTGGAGGCCGTAGGCGTGACGTTCTCTACTTCGGTTGAAGCGTTCTCTTCGGTTTGCATGGACGTATCCAAGGATTGAGCCCCGGAAGCCGCCGGGTACGGATAAACAAAAAGGCCCGCTCCATTTCTGGAAACGGGCCTTCGGGAAAGCTGTGTTGCTGTGTCTTAGCGCTGACCGCCGATGATGTATTGCTCGCTCGTCGGCACAATCGGGCTGCCAGTCGTATTCACGAACTGGATTGCCAGCGTGTTCGCCGCGGAGACGCGCACATTGCCGATCGATAGACCGACCTGATGCGATGCCTTGTTGACGTCGATCGAGTCACCGACCGCGAGGCCCGGAACCGTGAAGGTTTGTTCGGCGCTCGTGTTGGCGGCCACCGATGCGGGCGTCAGCGTCTGCGTGATGCGGTACAAACCGAGGATCGGCGTCGTGCTGCCGAGATCTTGGAGAATTCCTGTGTAACCGGCCATTTAGACCCCCTGTTGAGGTTGAGCGGGCAAAGAAAAACCCGCACTCGGCGGGTTGGATTGAGGTTGATTCTGCTGAGGCCCATCGGGCGGAGAGGAAGGATTCCCCTCTGGCGCGCCGGTCTGCATCATGTCCATCACCACACCCGTCGCCACGTGTGCGACAAGATGCGGATCGAGAGGCTGGCCGAGCGCCTGCAAGCGCTTCGTTTCAGCGTCGTATGCCTTGATGTTCGTGTCCTGCTGCTCGCGGCCGGCGCGTGCGTTCTGAAGCTCAGCAGTCAGGTGCTCGATCATCTGGCCCATCTGCTGCATCTTCTGCGTGGCGTCCTGCATTTCAGGCGTCGGACCTTCGCCAAGAATCTGCGGCGGAATCGTGCGGTGCAGGCGCTCTGCAACCTCATCGGCCATCGGGAAGTCCGCGGCCTTGAACAGCAGATCGCCAGCCACCTTCATCAGGTCCTGATCCTGCGACATGATCTGCGTCAGCGCGTGGAATGCTTCCTGCCGGCGCGTCTCATAGTTCGGGCCCACCTCAACGGTAACGTCGTAACGACCGATACCAGGGTTGTAGATCAGTTGCGCAGCCTGTTCCGGCGTCATGTCAGTAGCAGGTTGAGCAGGCGCTCCATCAGGCGTGCCAACTGCGTGCGGCTGCTTCGGGTTCAACTGCGCGAAGTCCTCACTGCCATCCTCGCCCACAATCCGCACCACGCGCTGCGTGTCGTAAATCTTCGGGATCAGGTCGACCATGATCCGGCCGGTGTAGCGAATGGCGCGCGCAACGTTGTCGATGAAGTGATACGTCGCCTTGTCGCCCTGACGCTGACGCGCGGCGATCGCAACGCCAGCATCCGCATTCGACGGCGCGCCGAACTGCTCCTGATACTGACCCGATGTCATCATCAGTTCCTGCTGGGCCGTCTGCATGGCTTGCAGGTACGCAGAAGCGCCTACAGGAGGCTGCTCGCGCTGAGGGCGCTCTATCTGCGAACCGTCCTCGCGTAGGCTGTTATAGGGAAGATAAGCCTTGTTATCCTTGTTTGCGTTCGCCCACTCGTCCTCATAGCCTTCAATGGCTTCAGCCGGCGCGACATACGGCGTCTTCGTCTGCAACGCGATGTATTCGACGTTCGCCGAGGTCATGTAGTTGTACATGCGCTGGCCGTCTTTCATGTTGCGCGTATGGCCCTTGCGCTCAACCTTGCCGTTGATCGTGATTTCTTCACCAACCACGCGAACGATCGGCAGATAGCGGCCCGGCCATTCCTTGCGGTCGATGATCTTGTCGCCAGCGATCTTGCACCACTTGAAATGCGGCTCGGTGATCTCGCGCTTCTTCACGCTGTCATCGTCGAGCAATGCCTTGCGCTCGCTCTCATCCACTTCTGACAGCTTCATCGGCCCCTTTTCAGGGTGATTGACGAGCATGTCTTTCTTCTCGGCGCGATAGAAGTACTCACACACGCGCACATGATCTTTCTCAAGCCACGGATCACCGGTCGCATTCATTGGGAACGTGACGCTCGCCGGGTCCGACTCCGGGTACATCGCCTCGTATTCCTCTTTCGGAACGTCCTCGAACACGAAACCGTACTTTGCATCAGCGCCATCGGCCGACTGGATATCCGGGTCGATATAGACGCTCAGCGGATCTTTCACGCGCCGGATGAAGATTTCCTGCTCGAACGAGCCGTCGTGAGCATAGTCCGTGATGACGCGCCAATAGCCCAAGCCGGCCTGTACAGCGAACTCGGTAGCCGTGTCGTAGGCGATCTCAGCGTGCGAGTTGTACTCGACGTGCCGCATGATGCCGTCGAGAATCTTGGCGATCTGCACGTCTGCCTTACCGTCGATCGGCAGCGTCTTGATGCTCGGCTTGTTCTGCTTCGCGTCGTTGATGATCTGCAAATTGTGCTGGCGCACCTTATTGATCGTCAGGCAGGGCCGCGCGTCGCCGTCACGCGACTGGCGAATCCGGTCAGGCCATTGCCAGTTGTTGTCTGGGTCGCCGTTCGCAAACTTCATGTCCTCGACGAACAGCTTGCGAAACTCAGCCTCGGCGTCCTCGCAACGGGCGAACCGCTCCTTCGCCTCTTTGACGATCGGGTCCAGCCCGCTCGCTTCAGCGTCGTCGGATTTGCGTTTGCGTGCCATTGATCAGCCCATCCAGGCGCCAGCACCATGCACGGTGCGGCGGATTACAGGTTTGCTCGGCTTCGGAGCCTTCCCAGCACGTCGGGCGCCCTCGCAGGCATAGCGCAGCGCGTCGATCACGTGGTTGTCCTTGTCTTCGAGAATCGGCAGGATCGCCCCGGTAAGCGGGTCTTCCTTGTATTTGTAGAGCGTCAGTTCATCGATCAGATGCTTGCACCGCGGATGCACGACGATGTCGAACGACTTCAGGAATTCAACGCCCTCTTCCAGTGACTTAGCCCCCTTGATCGCAGGCCGAATCTTCGGGAATCCATTCTTCTGCATGTGGCTGATCGTCTCGGGCCGTGCAGAATCAGCCGTGATCGGCCACTTCTCAGCGTCAGGCACGCTCATGAACAGTTCCGGCAGGTTCACGATCTCGCAGCCCACCATGTAGGCCTCGTAATCCACATACAGACGGTTACCGTCGATGTCGCAGCGGATCAGCACTGAAGGATCGACCGAGAATCCCCAGTCGGCGCCCAGCCGGTGAATCGTGCCAGCCGGCCGCTCGAACTCTTCGACGCGCCAGTTATGAAACACACGCGCCGAACTGTTCTGCTGATATGCGCCAAGCCAGATATGCGCGTATTTGTCCGGGTCCCGCTTCCTGTCGTATTCCATCTCATCGACAAGCTCTTGCGGGAACCATGGGTTATCGCTGAAGTTCGCTTCGACCACCACCGCGTTCGGCGGCACATTCTCACCACGCAGCAACACATCAATCGGGTCGGTAGCGAAGCGCGGGTTCCAGCTAAACCACAGCTCGCTACCCGGCGCGCGGATCGTCGGCCGCAACAGGTCGAGACTGCGCTGACTGGCTGACTGCGCTTCCTCGAACCAGGCAATCTTGAATCCCTCAAGCGACTTAATCGAATCGCTCGTGTGATCCTGCATGCCCTGAAAGATGACGACGCCGCCAGCCTTCGAGTTGATCTGCGCGTCCAGCACATCGAAGTAATAGCCCGCGTTAAGGCTCTCGATCTTGCTCTCTATGAGCTTCTTGACCGAGAACTTCAGCGACTTCTGGATTTCCCGCAGACATACAGCATCGGTCTTCTCGCGGATGCATTCCTCGACCAGCATCTCAGCGAAGAAATGAGACTTTCCCGAGCCCCGGCCGCCGTAAGCGCCCTTGTAGCGCGCAGGATTGAGCAGCGGAAGATAGACCCGCGGCGTCTCAATCGTCAGCGTGCTCATTTCGGATCGATGACGACCCGCTCTATGCGCTGCACGACCGTATGCTCGCCGTCCTCGCCCGGCCCTACTACCTCAGTCGGGATCAGCTTCGAATAGAGCTGATAGAACTGCGTCTGATTGTCCTGCGCCCATGTCACCAGCGCATCGACGCCGCCAAGCTGATCGAACGCCTGGCGGAATGCTTCCTTCACAGCGACGGTCATCTTGTTGGGCGTCCCCTTCGTGCGGCCTCCCGTCTTGACTCCCTTAGCCATGATCTATAACTCTCTACTTTCGATAGTTACAGCACAGCTTTCATATGCCCGACGATCGCCTCGAACTCATCGAGCGCGACACGTTCAGCATTGGCGAGCTTCGCGCGGAAGCCGGCGATCTTCGCTTCGAGCATCATCAGATGCGTTTCGCGCGGGATCTCAGTTTCCTGTTGCGGCGCATCCGAAGCGGCAGTAGATATAGCGGCTTCCACAGCCGGCGCAGGCTCGCTCGGCGAGATAACGGGCTCCACCACCGTAGCAATCTCCGGCGCGGTCATTACAGGCGCATCGTTGACCAGCACATTGCCAGTGACAGGCTCGGTGCTGCTCGGTGCGGCGCTCAATGCTTCTGCTGCTTGTGCAATCGGATCGCTCATCATTCACTCCAAAGGTTAAGGGTGCCTCAGCCCGCGTCGTGCAGAGTTCCGGCGTGCCGGCGGAGACCCACGACTTCCAGAACGTCCGAGACTGCGCCGGTTATCGCACTCATGCGCTTGCGGAAAAAGTACCTGTCCGGCTGTGCTCTGCGTAGCCGACCTACGCGTGACAGGCTGTAAACGAAAAAACCGCCCGAAGGCGGTTGTTGGTTGAGAGGGCCGGCGCTGCGCCGGAATTTAACCGATGAAGGGAGCCTCCGCGCCAGCAACGTGGACCCCACAGCATTCACTCTCACGACTGGCGACTGATCCACCGGACTGGTTGGGCCTCCGCCCTTGCGCAGCTACCTGATGTCTTTTGCAACTCGGCCCAATCACCATGCGCGAGGAGGCTATATTTCAGCCTCTATGAAATGATACCGTTAAGCGGTTATTTCGGAAACCTTAGAATCGGAAACCAGAA